ATAAAATCTAAGTAAAACGTCTATGAGTAAATTAACATTAGCAGTCTTACTATTCTTAGTAGGGCAATCAATAATCTGGTTTCAAACCAACGGCCAATTTCTTTGGAAATGGTTTGACAAAAATCCACTAATTTTATCGATAGGACTAGGAAGTATCATATCCTATGTATTTATTTTTGCAACGAAGTATTCGTATGAATATTTTGATGGATTGTTGTGGCCTGGTAGATTTTTAGGATTTGCTTTAGGAATTAGCTCATATGCAGTTTTAACATGGATATTTATGGGAGAAGGTATTAGTATTAAAACTATGACATCTCTTATATTGGCATTAGGTATTATTTGTGTACAAATTTTTTGGAAATAATTTTTTTATATCCAGAAAAATGGTTATATTAGTACAAATTAAAAATTAACAAGGAGAATAGAATGGAACTATTTGAAAAGCTTTATGAAGTAT